AGGCCGCTAATCGCGGCAGGAGGTTATAGTGAAACAGGCAAAAATATCTATGACGCCCACACCTCAGGGTTCGGGGTGATGGCGACGAAGCGTAGGCGTGTCGCTGGTCCCTATTTCCGCCTAACACAGTTTCAAGACCGACTGCGCCGCCGCAGGTGGAGAATTCAGGAGCTGGGCGTGACCAAGAGCAGCGCGCTTGAGGCCCGTTTCGAGACGTGGGTATTGCCTCTGTTAGACGAGCAACCAGAGCACCAGTATCGCTTTCACGACACCCGGCGCTGGCGCTTTGACTACGCCTTCCCGTCTCACCGTCTGGCGGTAGAAATTGACGGCGGGCAGTGGTCGCCGCGCGGCGGTCGTCACAACACCGACACCGACCGCGAGAAGCTAAACGCCGCCGCCGCCCTCGGCTGGAGGGTGCTGCGCTACAGCGGCGCAATGCTAAATGACCCCGCAGCCGTAGCCGCAGAAATCCAGCAGGCGCTTGGTAGTTGACAACTGCAAAATATTCGAGTACAATGAAATAAGAACCGTTGTATTTCACCGAATGAAAGGAGCGCAATGACACAAGAAGAGCTGGTAGCCCTGGTGGGCATAGTAACGTCCCTGGTGTTTTCCTATCTCCCGCACGTCAAGGACTGGTTTGACGCCCAGACCGCAAACGTCAAGCGGCTGCTGCAAGTCGCTGTTGCGGTGGTAGTCGCCGGCGCGGTCTTTGGTCTGTCGTGTGCCGGTGTGCTGAGCGGCTTTACCTGTGATTGGCCCGGCGCGTTGGGCGCGCTGCGCCTGGTGGTCGTGTTTGTGATTGCCAACCAAGCCGCCTATGCAGTCACTCCGAAATAACGTGATTTTGATGAGTCTTCTCGTCAACCTCCTTTTGTGTGGGGGCGGGGACAGGCCACGCGCCTGACCCGCCCCGTTTTGTGTGAGGTGATATGACATTACAAAACCCCGGCTTTGAAGGTGACTGGTGGCGCAAGACGCACACCGGCGTTGAGTACGGAGAAATCTTCGTACCTGTTGGCTGGACGGCCTGGTGGAAAGAGGGCTTACCCGTTCCGCACGACCCCGCCAACACAAACGGCTACGGCAGGCCTGAGATGCAAGTCATCAACAAAGAGCCGCCCTTCCTCGATCCGCCGCGTATTCAAGAAGGCAACCGCGCACTAAAGTTCTTCACCTTCTACCGTATCCACGAGGCCGGGCTATACCAAACCATTGACGTAACCCCCGGCGCGCTCTACAATCTGAGTCTGTACGCTCACGCCTGGTCAAGCCAGGATGATAACCCGCATACCTCAGAGGGCGCACCCGGCGCGTTTTTCGCGCTTGAAGGCGAAGAGGGCTTGACCGACGACCAACGCAACTTTACATTTTGCGTGGGTGTAGACCTGACCGGCGGGACAAACCCCTGGGCCGCGACAGTACAATGGGGAATGGGCGCGCACATCTACAATGCCTATTCCGCGCGCGTCCCGGCGTTGGGCTTTGTGGCGAAGGGCACACAGGCGACGGTGTTTTTGCGCTCCTCAGTCTTGTGGCCGTTCAAGCACTGTGACGCCTATTTGGACGCGGTGGTATTGACCGAGAACACAACGCCCGAACCGGAGTGCTACGGCGAGCCGCGCGTACAGTACGTAAGGCGCTATAACGTGTATCCGACGTGGGCGACGGCAGAGCGCCGCGCAGAGATAGCGGCGATTTGCGCGGCGAAGCAAGAAACCTGTGGGCCAAGTTACGACGATGCCGGGCTTGGCGCGCTCGAAGACAAAACCGCCGTTTTGTGGGACATCCCCGCCGAGTTGCGGCAAGATTTTATTGATTTCTATAACGGCCCACCGCCCAACGGCTTTTATCCTGGTACAAAGGTAGAGTTTGCCGGCGATTCGCCGGAGCCGCTACCCGACGTTATCGCCTACAGCCAGCGCGATCCGCAATGGTCTTATCTCAAGCTGCTACCGTCATCTACGACAATGGGCGCAAGCGGGTGTCTCGTTACGGCTATCGCGATCAATGCCACTCGAATTGATAAGGCCGTCACACCCGGTACGCTATGCGTGTGCCTACGTGATAACGGCGGCTTTACTTCTACCGGCGGCCTGATCTTCGCCGCCGTCTCGAAGTGCTTGCCCTATCTGCAATTCAAAAACTATGTACTATGGGACACGGCAGATATGGCAGTGGTTAGTGAAGCACTATCGCGCGGGCCGACAATACTCAAAGTGGATTGGGACGTAACCGACCCTGACGTAGACTCGCATTTCGTGTGGGCGTACAAGTGGACGGATAGCACACACACGGACATCGAAATTATCGACCCCTGGACGGGTGAATGGACAACAATCCTGACGGCTTATCCGCGCGGCACAATCGCGCAGAGCGTGAAAGGCTTGGTGGGTTTTGCGATTGTCAACACCCCGCCGCCGCCAGTCTCGCCCATTCGCCCGACCGGCACGCGCGGTAACATCGTCCTCCACCATATGCCCACCGGCCCCGAGGGCGTCACCGAGTTTCTCTCCGCCATTCGCCCGCCCGCGCACCTGGTCGTCGCCGGCGGAGCAGGTGAACTGCAACAGGCGCGCGCCGCCTCGCCCGCGTCGCTGCTGGCCCTGCGGCGCGTCGAGGATGATCTACCGCTGGACAACCCACAGGCGGCTTATGCTTTCGTGGACCGTTATCTCCAACAGCTACAAGGCACATTTGACCTGACCGACTTCTCCAAGCCGCCAATCTACATTGCCAGCATCAACGAGCGCGGTTATGAGTGCGGCAATCACGCCGGGATCCAACAGGGCGTCGCCTGGGACATCGGCTTTATGGACGCGGTAGAGGCGACGGGCTTGAACATCCGCGCGATCGTCTACAAAGCCGCCGTTGGCAATCCTCATACAACTGCTGACGACCTCTCACTGCTACTGCCAATGGTCGAGCGCGCCGTCAGAGGCAAGCACCTACTCGGCAAGCACAGCTATTATGCTAGTGTACCAAGCGACCCGACATTCTACCAACAAAGTTGGGACTGGTACGGTGGCAGATTCGCTCAAGATGACGCCTATTTTGTGTCTCAGGGACTTAAGCCCTACTGGCTATTTGCCGAGGGCGGCGCGTGTATGGCGACACTATACCCAACGGCTATGAAGGCATACGCCGCCGCGACCTATGCCCCGATTGGTCGAGACTGGCCGAATCGGATCGCGGTGGTTAGTCGCAACGAGGCCGGGCGGGTGCTGGACATCAAACCGGTTGACAGCGGCTTGCGTGATGTTAATTTCGCCGCGCAAACAACCGGCGAAGTTTATGTTTCCCTCAGTCCCGGTGACGGCTGGAAAAGCTGCGGCGACATCGAACGCTATGCCCGCGAGTTGGTGTGGGCGAATCAATGGTATACGAACTGGAACAACACCCACGAAGGCCGGTTGCTCGGTTGCGCTTTGTTCACCACCGGCGGCTGGAGTTGGGATAAATTCCAGTTACAGGGCGGCGACTTGGCAGTCGTCACCGCCGCTCTGAATGGGGCGCTATGAACACCCTAACGGCAGAGCAGGCCGCCATCTGTCTCGTGGCCGTGTTTTGCATTTTGTCTATCATCGTGGTATGTGTCGTCAACAATAAAAGGCGGTAGCTATGGACTCAGGCAACGGGCGCGTAACCCTGGCTATTCTATCAACCAAACTTGACAACCTTCTGGAAAAGATCGAGGAATATCATCGAGACGCCGAGGAGAACGCCGCGTCCATTCGCGTAGATGCGAAGGAGCGTGAGCAACGCATCCGCTGTCTGGAAGATAAGGTCGGGCGCATCGAAGAGCGGCAGGGTATCATCGCCGCCGGGCAAGGCGTGTTCACCTTAATCGCGTCCAGTATCGCCGCGTGGTTTGGCTCGCGGTAGTTTGCGCGGCGATAACCGCGCCTGTGCAGTAGTTTGTGCGCACAAAGTATCATAGTCTGGAACGGTTTGCACACAGCACTTCGATGATCCGGTTCTGACAGATAACGTAGGGGGTATGGCATAGGCACTCGCTTGGATTGGTCTGAGGCGGTAGAGATTGGCGGGAAGTCTGCGCCACTGTCTGACCACCTCAAAACGATGTACCTTACAATGACAGACGCCGCCATTGCCGAAACAATATCGCGAGCCGTCGGGCAGAAGCTGGCCACCCACGCCGTTACCAAAAAGCGCCAGATGCTGCGCCTGGAGAAGACCCGCAACGGCGTGCCGCGACTATTCGAGCAGGACAAACGCCGCTATACCGACCCGCCCGTCATCGAGGCGCGCAGCGTTTTGGTTATGGCTGATGTACACGCGCCGTACCACGACGCCGACTTTTGCAGCGAGCTGGTGGACTTCGCCAAGCACGTAGGCATTAAGACGGTACTGCTGGCCGGCGACTTCCTGGACTTCACCGCCATTTCGACATTCACCCCGGCGATGCTGAGCGACGTGGAAGAGGCCGACGAAACCGACCTGGTCAGTGACGAAATCGTTAAGGCGGCGGCGTTTTGCGACGTGCTCCTGGACAACTTCGCCCGCGTGGTGATGATCCTAGGCAATCACGAGGAACGTCTCACGCGGCGGCTGGCGGTTCAGACGCGGGTAACGCTATTGCGGCACCTGCTCGGCTATCGGCGCGAAGAACGCTTTGAGATTTACCCATACTACTATGCGCTGATAAAAGACGGCACGCGGGTATGGCGGGTAACGCACCCGAAGAACTACAGCGTTATCCCGGTACGGGTGGCGGCGCGCCTGGCCGACAAATATCAGCAGGAAGTCATCGCCGCGCACGGTCACGACTGGGGCGAGACAATCAGCGTATCGGGCCGGTACGCCTGTTCGTGCGGGATGTGCGCCGATGCCGAGTTAATCGAGTACACGCAACTGCGCGACTCGCTTAACCCGTTTATGCAGACCGGCGCGTGGGTTTTGGTAGACGGTGAGCCGTTGCTACTACACCCGACGATCAGAGGCCCGGTGGCAATGAAGGGGCATTACGGCAAGCGATAGAGCCGCCTTTCTCGCGTGCGCCGCGTCTACACTGGCGCTGTATAGCGCGGGCATCACACGAACAAGACCGGCGCACACGAGAGGGACGGAATGAGCGAGGACAAACCGATGTACGACCTGGGAAAGCCGCAATTAACGAACTGGGACGCGACCGCCGAACTCCTGGCGACGTGGCGCGAACAGTTGCCGCGTGTGACCACGTTGCTCGCGTACCTGGAAGCGACGCGGCTATACGAGGCGCTTAACGCCGAGCTAGAGCGGTTTCAGGCGACAGAGGCATATAAGCGGCTGGCGCGTTAGGTAGCGCGTAGAATGGCCTGTAATGCGGCAAATTGACACGGAGAGCGACGTAGCGCGATTTTACGTACTTTTCTACCTTGTAGTTGGAGAACTCACAGAATGGGCAATGACAGTATCGAATTTCAGGCCATTGTCGCCAGAGTGCAAACAATGGCCGATAATGGCTTGCGTATCACGCTTGACTTACCTGAGCAAGCTGTTGCCGAGGTCGCGCAACTAATGGAGTTGAAGCGCCTGGGGGCAATCTTAGAAGTGCAGGTGAAGTGGAAATGACCAAGCCGCCTATAGCGCAGACCGGCAAGACGCGCCTGACATCGGCAGAGCGCCGCCGTAGGGCGTGGGAACTGCGGCTGGAAGGCCAGACGTTGCAACAGATCGGTGACGAGCTAGGCGTCACGAAGCAGGCTGTTCACCGAATGTTACAGAAAGCGCTAGACGAAGCCGCGCAGTTGAACATTGAAGCCGCCGAGGAGTTGCGCCGCATTGAAGACGAGCGCCTAGAGCGGCGTTTCGCACGTATCGTTGACTTAATGGACACCTACAAGACTAACGCCAAGACGCTTATGGAACTCGACAGCCGCCTGGACGCAATCAGCACGGCCAAGCGTAAGCTGTGGGGACTGGACGCGCCGACACGCACGGACGTGACGAGCGGCGGCGGCCCGATTGTGTTAGTGTGGCCGGAGGATAAGAGCGATTGAGATTCGTTTACCGCCATTGCACGCAGGGCAAAATGAGGTACGCCAACATCCGGCAAGATTCAAAATTCTTGCGTGTGGGCGTCGCTGGGGTAAGACACGCCTCGGCACGGCTCTATGCCTGGAAGTGGCATTGCGGGGCGGGCGCGCCTGGTGGACAGCGCCGAGTTACAAAATGGCGCAAGTTGGCTGGCGGGGAGTGCGCTTGTTAGCCGCGCAACTGCCCGGTGTCGAGATTCGGCAAGGTGAGCTAATGGTCGCCGTGCCGGGCGGTGGCACGGTACAGATTCGCAGCGCCGACGATCCACAAAGCCTGCGCGGCGAAGGACTGGACTATGCCGTCCTGGACGAGTGCGCCTATATGAAAGAGGCGGCGTGGAGTGAAGCACTACGCCCGGCATTGTCTGACCGCAAGGGCGGCGCACTGTTCATCAGCACGCCGCACGGCCTGAACTTCTTTCGTGATTTGTGGCTGCGGGGGCAAGACGACGCCTATCCCGACTGGCAAAGCTGGACATTCAAGACCATCGACAATCCATTCATTGACCCGGACGAAATCGCCGCCGCGCGCGCGTCGATGCCCAGCCGCATCTTTATGCAAGAATACGAGGCGTCGTTCCTGGAGGACAATCCCGGCGCGCTGTGGAAGCGGCAATGGCTGGATGATGCGCGCGTCTTGCAAGCGCCAGACCTGGCGCGTGTCGTTGTGGGCGTGGACCCGTCGGCGAGTAGCGGCGGGGATGCGTGCGGCATCATCGTCGCCGGAGCCACTCGACAGAACGGCGAGGCGGAGCTTTACGTGCTTGACGACCTGACCATCCAAGCCAGCCCGGAGACGTGGGCGCGCGCCGCCGTCACTGCCTATCACAAGCATAACGCCGACCTCATCGTGGCCGAGGCCAATCAAGGCGGCGAGATGGTGACGGCGGTCTTACGGCAAGTCGAGCGCAATATCCCGGTGAAGTTAGTACACGCCACGCGCGGCAAAGCGATCCGCGCCGAGCCGATCAGCGCCATCTACGAGCAAGGCCGCGGTCATCACGTCGGAGTATTCCGTGAATTGGAAGATGAGTTGTGCCAATGGGAGCCGGGCGACGCCTCACCGAACCGCCTGGATGCGCTGGTGTGGGCCGCGACGGAAATTGTCACGCCGCGCGGCGTTTTAGTCGGCAAGCCGCGTGCGATGGAGCGCTAAATACTATGAATTCAATGGAGCGCCACAAATGAATATATTGCAACGACTCGCAAGCGCGTTTAAGGCGCAACCCAAAAAAGGCAAGTTTGTCCTCTGGCCAATCTGGAAGGAAGGCGTGGCGCAGTGGACGATTACCAGCCTGCAAAACCTCGTTGACGACGGATTTGAGGCCAATGCCGTCGTCTACGCGGCAGTGCTGTACAAAGCGCGCGCGTTCTCCTCGGTGCCGCTATTGGCTTACGACGCAGACGGCGAACTGCTGCCACCCGCCGACCCGCTAGCGCAACTTATCGCCCGTCCCCATCCGCTGTTTACGTGGGTAGAATTCGAAGCGCTGTTGTCGGTGTATTACAACCTGTTCGGCGAGTGCTACGTGTATGCCGTGCGCCGCAATCTCAACGCGCCACCCGCCAAACTCTACGCTTTGCGCCCTGACCGCGTGCGCCACCTCTACCGCGACCAGGAACTCATCGGCTATGAATACATCCCCTATGGAATGACGGCAGGCCACGGGATGCCAATGCTGCCCGGTGACGTGATGCACGTCGCGCTGCCCAATCCCGGCGACGACTTCGCCGGCTTCGGTAAGGGCTTCCCCGGCTTACTCGCCGCCGGGCGGAGTATCGACGTGGACAACTCCGCCACCGACTTCCTCAAGCTGTTCTTCGACAACGGCGCACTCCCGCCGGGCGTGTTGCAATTCCAAAGCCCGTTGGACGACGAAGCCGTGGCCCTGGCGCAGCAACGTTGGGCGGAGATTTACGGCGGGTATCAGCGTTGGACCGAACCGGCGGTATTGGATAGCGGCGGCGACTACAAGAAGATCGGCTTGACCATCCAAGAACTCGATATGAGTAGCCTCGACGCGCGCAACGAATCGCGCGCCACGATGGTGCTCGGTGTGCCCATCAGCCTTATCGAGACACGCCCCGCCATCACGCAGTCTACCCAGAACAACAAGGAGCAAGACCGCAAGATGTTCTGGGAGGACACAATGACGTGGGAACTGGCGTCGTTTGAAGCCGAGTGGCAATACTTCCTCGGTGGGCCGTGGGGGACAGTGCGCTACGACCTGAGCGGCGTGGATGCCCTGGCGAGTACGCAGAAGGAGCGCGCCGAAATGCTGTTGCGCGCCTTTGAACTGAGCGTCGTGGACACCGACGAAGCCCGCGCCGGGCTGGGACTCCCCGCCGATCCGCGTGGGCCGCGCTTCTTGTACAAGCTTGGTGTACAACTGTTGCCCGCTACCGTGAGCGCACCGGAGCCAACAACCGGTACAGCGGAGAACCAAAGCAGCGGCGCAACGCAAGCCGAAGAAGAACGCGAAGAACGCGAAGAGCGCGCAATGCTTCCACCGCCGGGCCGTAAGGAAACACCGTCCCCTTTTGCGTGGAAGGCAGTCGTCGGCAAGCAGATTGACCAGACGGCTGCCGCCTTTGAACCCGACGCCCGCCGTGCCGTCAAGCGCGCTTTCGAGGATGACCGCCGCGCGCTGCTGGCGATCCTGGGCGAGCACAAGGCGACCGCCTACCAGGAGCGCAAGAGCGTGGTCTGGCAATTCGTGTTAATGGACGCCCTGGACTGGGTGAAGGGCGCGGGCAAGGACAACTGGCGACGGCTGCTCATTCCGGTGTTGGAAGCCACTGTCACCGAACAAACCGCGCACCTTAACGCGACATTCGGAATGTCTTTCGACGTGCGCCAACTGTTAGCTGAGGAATGGTTTAAGGCGTATGAGTTGACGTTTGTAGACCCAATCAGCGCCACGACCGAGGAGCAGCTAACCGCGATGTTTGACGCGGCCCTGGCGGACGGCTACAGCATCCCGGATATGGAGAAGGCACTCAACACATTATTCGAGCAGTGGATCGAGAGCGGCGTCACCGATCCGACAGACAAATACTTTGCTACCCGCCGTCTTCCGCCCTGGCGGTTGGAAACCATAGCCCGTACCGAGACGATGCGCGCCAGTAACGCGGGCGCGTTCAACCTGTACAAAGCCTGGGGCACGACGCAGAAAGAATGGCTGGCAACGGGCGACGGACGCACGCGCGACAGTCACGCCGCCGCCAACGGGCAGGTCGTGGACATTGACCAGCCGTTCACAGTGGGTGGCGCGGCGATGCAATATCCGGGCGACCCTAACGCGCCACTGAGTGAGGTAGCGAATTGCCGGTGTACTGTGCTGCCGGTACTTTGAGAAGCGAGATCATATAGAAATAGACGCAAGGGGGCGTATATGAGTAATATAGAATCTATCTTTTGGCTTTTCATTTTTATCTTCACTATTGCGATATGGCTCACGTCTTTTGTATCGTTTTTTGAAATAGCTTACAAATTCGAGAATGGATACGACGATAAAAACGAAAGGCGAGACTCAATATTGATGGCTATGTTAGAAGCAATGGTGGCTGCGCTTAGCCTGTTTGTAATGAAATCTCTTCTAAAATGAGGAGGCTTAAATGCTAACCGTCAAATGCCCTGAATGTTATCGCGTCATCACCCTGACCAGCGTGCCGAAAGAGCCGCACTTCTCGCTGGTCTGCCCGCATTGCCAGGTGCGCGTCACGGTGACGCTACAGCCGAACATCGGGCCGGGCGAACGCAAGACCTACGAGATGTGTACCCCGGCGGGCCGCTTTCTGGCGGAGTGGAACCCGGAGAATACCACCGTCACAATTCCCTACCGGGGCAAGGATTATGAATTTGACTTGAAACGCACATCAACCTGGCCGCAGCGGTTGCAATCTGAATAATGCTGTGCTATAATTGAGGCATAGTGAGCAGGCGCATCGAGGCGCGTGACCTTAAACGGTTACGCGCCTTTTTTGTTGGAGGTAAACAGATGCACGAAGAGAAACAACACGAACACAAATCATTCCCGGCAGTGGTGACCGGCACAGACGAAGTGCAAGGCATCGTCGAGGCGATAGTCGCAGTATTCGGCAATGTCGATGATGGCGAAGACATTGTATTTCCTGGCGCTTTTGCTAAGACGCTGGCAGAGCGTTTCAATCGCGTGACCGTGCTGGATAATCACCGCACCGACTCAATTATGCGGGTTATCGGCAAGCCGTTAGAGGCGCGTGAAATCTCGCGCAATGAATTGCCACCCGACATCTTGATGCGCGCGCCTGATGCCACCGGCGGGCTATGGACTAAAACGCAATACCTGATGGATACCCCAGAGGGACGCGGCGCTTTTATCCGTATCGCCAGCGGCGCGGTTAAAGAATACTCGTTCGCCTATGATGTTATTCAATCGGACTACGTGCGCGCCCCGGACGGTAGAACACAGCGCCATCTCAAAGAGTTGCGCCTGTGGGAATATGGCCCAGTGATTTGGGGGATGAATCCGGCAACGGCGACAGTGGGAGCAAAGAGTGACGACACGCCCGCCAATGACGACAAATCCGTCGCTGCTGCGCGGTCGCTACCGCTCGCCCCGCGCGATCGCGCATGGGACGCCTCCGCCGCTGATGCGCGGGTGCGCGAATGGGCAGAAGCTGGCGACGCGCCTACCGCCAAATACCGCCGCGCGTTTCTATGGTACGACGCCGAAAACGCCGAGCAATTCGGCGGCTACAAGCTGCCATTCGCTGACATAGTAGATGACGAACTGACCGCCGTCTTCCGGGGCATCGCCGCCGCCGCTGCACGCTTGGAGCAAGCCGACATCCCGGACGCCGACAAAGCCACCATCCGCGACGTGATTAACGGCTATTATGCCAAGGCACGCCGCGAGTACGACGACGACAGCATTGTGTCGCCCTTCGAGAAAGCAAAGGCCCTCGAAGACACTATCGCCGAACTAAAGGCGCGCGTAGAGGCGCTGGAAGCCAAACTCGCACCCGCCGACGAAGCGGGCCGCGTGGATGAACCGTCAGAGCCACAGGCCGGGCCGGACGCAGAGCCACCCACCTCAGAGATCGAGACGGCGTTGAAAGAACTCGAATTACTACTCAAAATCTCATAGGAGGTATACAGCAATGGAAAATGTACAAGCCTCTGAACTGACCGCGCAGGCCGCGCGGTTGTATCAGGACGCAAAGGCGCTGCTCTTGGAGGGCGGCGCTGAGAACCTGGAAAAGGCCGAGAAGATGGTCGTGGACGCCAAAGGACTCGCCGAACGCGCCAACAAACTCAGCGAGATCGAGGCGGCCCTGTCCGAACAGAAGGAGACGCTGCCACCGGGCGAGAAAGCCCCGCGCAACGTCAAGAACTTCGGCGGGCTGAACGACTTCCTGGGCGGCGTTTTCCAGGAGAAAAAGCGCGGGCGGCACGACCCCCGCCTCGCCTACATCAAAGGCGATACCGAGTCCACCAACTGGGTGAGTGTGGCGGGCAACGTCACGCCTGCGCAGAAAAAGGAAATGGTAGAGAACATCGGCGCTGACGGCGGCTTCCTCGTGCCTGAGGAATTCCTGCCGCAGTTGTTTATGCTCTCCCCGTTTGGACAGTACGTGCGCGAACGCGCCCTCACCATTCCGATGCGCCACCGCCAGGTTACGATGCCCACCCTCGACCAGACCGGCACGACCGCCGGGACATCCAACGTCTATGGCGGTGTGGACTTGCAATGGACTGAGGAAGCCGAATATAAGGACGAAACTCAGCCAAAGTTCCGCCAGGTTTCCCTCATCGCTCACAAACTCGCTGCCGTGACCGTCGTGTCGGACGAACTGCTGGAAGACAGCGCCATCGAACTCGAAGCACTGTTGACGCGGCTGTTTGCCGGAGCGACGATGAACGAGCACGACTTCACCTTCATTCAGGGTACGGGCGCGGGGCAGCCGTTGGGCGTCGTCACTGCCAACGCCGCCGCCGGGCTTGGCCCGACGATTGTGGTGGCACGGCAGGCCGCGAATCAAATCCAGGTCGCGGACATCTTCAATATGCTCGCCAGCTTCACCGGGTCTTCGCCTATCTGGTTGGCACATCAAGCCACGATGCCGCAAATCCTGGGGCTGGCCGGCCCGGCGGGCAATCCGTCCTACGTGTGGATCAACAACCTGCGCGACGGCGCGCCGATGACGTTGACGGGCTATCCCATTTTCTTCATCGAGAACGCGCCCACTCTGGGCAATGCGGGCGACCTGATCCTGGCCGACTGGTCGAAATACCTGATCGGCGCGCGCAAGGAAGTGACCATCGACGCCAGCACCCACGTCTATTTCCGCTACGACGAGACGATGTGGCGCTGCGTGTCGCGCATCGACGGGCGGCCCTGGCTGCGCCAGCCGCTGACCCTACGCGACGGCGTGACTCAGGTTTCCCCGTTCGTCATTCTTGACGGCGCTGGGGCGAGCTAGGAGGGACTGAGATGCAATACACACAACGCTTCACTGAGAACTATCAACTGGCGGGCGCTGATGCTGACGCCTACGCCATCGGTGTTTACACCCCGCTCACTTTCGTGAGTATGGCGAACAACCAGCGCGCCGTGCTGCTATTGCACGTGGGCGATATGGAGCAAGGCGCGACGGTTGATCTGGCGCTGTTGCAGGCCACGACCGCCGCCGCCGGAGATGCCAAAGCCATCGCGGGCAAGGCGATCACCCAATTGACTCAGGCCGGGGGTGACGCCGGCTCCAACGTGTGCATCGAACTGCGCACTGAGGAAATGGACGTGGACGGCGGCTTTGCCTACGTCGGCGCGCAACTCACCGTTGCCGGCGGCGCGGTGGACATCGGCTTATTCGCGCTGCTGGGCGGCACGAACCAAGCACCCGTCCCCACCACGGCCTGGGATGAGATCGTAGACTAAGCTATACCTAACCGGCGGGGCGTGCTACCGCGCCCCGCCGCGTAAACTTGGAGGCGCAATGGCGAGACATTGGGTGCAGGCGCAGACCGTCATCCGCCGCTACGATGAGGGCGGCGCAACGAAACTCTACAACCCCGGCGACTGGTTCGAGGTGCGCAACCAGGAGCTTTTGCAACTGCAAGCCCTGGGGCAAATCCGCACCACCGCCGAGGCGCTCAAAGCCACGTTCGACTTCTCGCAATGTGGCATCCTGTGGCGCGGGTCGCTCACCTCTCTGGATGCGCCGCGCTTGCAGGAATATGGCATTGCTACAGAAGAATCCGCAACATTGGCACTCCCCTGGAAATACACCCTCTTGGGCCACCCGCCTGCCGTTTTGACCGCGCAAAATATCGCGCTCGGCTTCGTGCGCATAGAAGACGGCAAAGACTGGGATGCCTGGGAAATGGCCGCGTGCCTGGCTGACGGCTTACCGCTGGCACAGGCGCACGGCTCGGACGCCGAAAAGCAGCGCACGCTGGACGTGGTAGGCGACCTGCGCATCCCGCTGTACAACACCACAATGCTGTGGGTACGGCGCACTGACACGACCGCCGCGCTGATTGCCGACTGGGAAGCCGAACTCAACGCCGGGGCCGACGAACGGCACGCCTTTGCCCGCGCGCTGTATACGCGCCGCGTGCGGATGTGTACGCTCCCGCCCAACTGGGTCGGGGCTGCGCCGGGGCCGCTATGAGTCGCGGCGTCGTCTACATCGCCTACGGGCGCAACGCCGTTACCGAGGCGACCGCCAGCCTGTTCACCCTGCTACGCTTCCACGACTGGCCGGTAGCCGTGATCGGCGAGCGCGTGCGCGGCTGCACGCACATCCCCTTCACCGGACGCGGCACGCCGGGCCGCTGGGCGAAAGTAAACCTGGACGTACTGACGCCCTTCGACGAGACGCTATTCCTGGACGCCGACACGCGCATCCACGACCGCCTGGACGCGGGCTTTCGGCTGTTGAGGCATTATGACCTGGTGATTGTCCCTTCCCGTCCACAGCATAGTGACGTGCTAAACCACCTGAGCGATAAAGAGCGCGCCGTCACCCTGCGCGATATTCTCGATCCGCTGCAACTCAACACCGGCGTGATGTGGTTCAACCGCAACGCCGCGCCGCTGTTTGCCGTATGGCGTGAGGAGTGGCAACGCTGGCAGGACAAAGACCAAGGCGCTTTGCTGCGGGCATTGGAGCGTTGCCCGATCCCTTATGCCGTACTGGGCGCGCCGTTCAATTCAGCGGAGGGCACGGTGGTAGAACACCGATTCGGAGCGGCGGCGTGAACAAGATTGCCATTATCATCCCCACCCTGGACGCCGCAACGGGTACCGCGACCGGCAAGCTGGCCCAACTCACCGCCGGGTGCGACAGTCGCCTGATCGTCATCAATGGACCCAAACGCGGATTTACCGCAACGGTGAATGACGGCTTAGCCAAGACGACCACCGAGGACGTGTGCATCCTCAACGACGACATCCGCTGGTTCACGCCAAACTGGTTAGCCTCGTTACAGCGGGCGCTATACAGCGCGCCAGATATCGCCATTGTCGGTCCGACCGGCAAAAGCCGCACCGCGCCGATGTGCCAGGGCAAGATGGGCGACACGGGCTTGCAGACGGTGAACCATTTGCCGTTCTGGTGCGTGCTGTTGCGCCGTAGCACGTTGGAGCGGTTCGGGCCGCTGGACAAACGCTACATCCACTATGCCAGCGACTCCGCCTATTGCGACCAAGTGAACGCCGCCGGGCTGCGCTGCGTGTGGGCGCGTGCCGTCTACCTGGAACACAAAGGGCACGGCAGCGGGCGGATGAACGCCTGGGGACGGCAAGACTTGGCCTTGTACCAGAGAGAGAGGCGCAAGTGAACATCGTCGTTTACACCGCGCTATTTGGGGGCATTGATCCGCTGTGGGCTGCGACGCCGCACAAAACAGAAGCGCGTTTCGTGGTCTTTACCGACAAGGCGCGCGCCGAAATTGGCGGCTGGGTCGGCTCACCGCCGCGTATTGTCGGCAACGCCCAGGCGCGTCCGGCCCGCTGGGAACAGCGCATCGTCCCGGCGGAGTTTGGCCCGCGCCGCACGGCGCGCTACTACAAGACCAATCCGCAATTATGCTTTCCAGACGCCGATGTGAGCATTTGGGTAGATGCCAACGTGCGTCTGCGCATACCTCCAGAGAAGGCCGTCGCGGCGTGGCTTACAGGCGACCTGGCGACGTTCAAACATCCTGACCGCGATTGTGTCTACCAGGAAGCGCGCGCCTGCGTGAAGATGCATAAAGACGACCGCGCCATTCTGGAAGGGCAAGCCGCCGTCTATCGCGCGCTGGGGATGCCCGCGCACTGGGGACTGGCAGAGACGCGCGTCGTCATTCGCCGCCACACGCCCGCCGCCGCCGCACTAGATGCCGCGTGGTGGACGGAGATTGCGCAGTACAGCCAGCGCGACCAGATCGCGCTCCCGTTCACCTGCTGGCGTTTGGGCCGCCGTTGGGACGTGATACCAGGCCGCGTGCTCGGTGACACACATCCGGCGGTATGGCATACAGGACATCGGAGGAAGTAATGGACATCTACACGCCTGGCCTGCAATGGTACGTAGACAAACTCAACAACGGCGAACGCTTCACCTTCACCCGCTATGGCAACGGGGAATGGGACTGCATTTTTGACCTGTACCCGCGCACGCGCAGCGGGTCGCAGACGTTCAACCCGGCTTTGCGGCGCGCCTTGACTGCCAGCCTGACCGAGCACCACGGCGGGCGCAATTACGTGGCAATGCAGTCGGTGAGCTTCTTGGCGCGGGTGAAGCTGCTGCCACACATCGAGCCGTGGGTAAGCGCAAACGTCCCCGACTTGCAATGGCACGACGGCGAGGTGTTCGCTAAAGCCTCACGCAATGGCGGGCTATACCCGTTCGTGGAAGCAATCTGCAAGCACAAGATTGTGGTCGTTGGGCCGCAACATCTGCTCTCCTTGCCCTTTGCGCGGCTGTTCGTGCCGGTGAAGCTGCACAACTGCTGGGATGACGTGGACAAACTCACCGACGCCTTGGGTGTGCATAGCAACAGCGTCATTCTATTCAGTGCCGGGCCAACGACAAAGGTGCTCATTCACCGGCTGTACCCTGCGCTAAAGTCCAGTTGGCTGATCGACTGCGGGTCGCTGTGGGATGTGTATTGCGGAGTGAACAGCCGCCGCTATCACAAGACGATTGCGGCGCGCACGCTCAAAAGGAACTTGACGGGGAAATGATAAAAGCAATGTTTAGGTTACTCGACGCAATACTATCTGGCGCATACGCGGGGATGCTCAAACGCGGGAAGTACGTGGCGTGGCTCGATAAATTGCAGGCGCGCACGTGGAAAATGGCCTATCATCGTAGGGTAAAATGAGCGCCTGCATCAGCCTGACCACCATTCCAGACCGCATCGCGCACATCGAGCCGATTCTGGCGGCATTGTGCGGGCAGGGCTTGCCGGTGTACCTGTGGCCGGTGGAGCGCATTAAGCGCAGCGCGACACAGTTGGTATTGCCGGGCTTCCTCTCCGACTATCCCGTTACCGTGCGGGTGGTCAAAGATCGCGGGCCGCTGACCAAGCTATTGCCCGCCTTGCGCCTGGACTACGACTATGTGCTCACCGCCGATGACGATGTGCTGTATGGCGAAGGTTGGGCGGCGGGGCTGCTGGCGTGGGCGGAGAAGCTGCCCGGCGCTGCGCTGGCCTATCGCGGGCGCGTCCTGACTGGGCAAGGCTATACCAAGTCAAAACTCGTGCAATACTATCGCGTCAAAAAGGCCGTCCCGGTAGACATCCTTACCGGCGTGTTTGGCGCATTGTACCCGCGCGCAGCGTTCGCCCGCAGTATCTTCACCGAGTGGCACGCCTGGACAACGAACGACGACCTGGTGATTGCGGCGCACCTGAAAGCGCGTAACGTGCCGCGCTACGTCGTGCCGGGCAAGTGCAAAATTCACGTCACCGGGGTACAGAAGGTGACGGCGCTATGTGCGGTCAACCGGCGTAAGGGTGACCAACTCAATGACGCGGGCCTGAAAAAGCTGGGGCTGGAATGAAGCTATACTCACATCCGCGCAGTGGCACAAACTGGACGTTGGCCTTATTGGAGCAGGCGTTCTACGGCACACAGACGCACGCAGTGCGCGTGACCGGGCATTATACGGCCCGCTGGAAGGTGCAGACGACCGGCATACACCTGTGGGGCAACCACTGCCACTTCAACGCCACTATGCCGGGACCGCGCCTGTACCTGTACCGTGACGGGCGAGACGTGGCCTTATCGCTATGGCGCACGAAGGGCTTTCAACCGGCAGAGTGGCACGGCCTGAGCTTTGCCGAATTCCTCCGCACGCCATTGGATTGGTGGGAAACGCCGGGGCAACCGGCGCGCGGGCCGCGCGTGACTATTGCCGAGCATTGGCGGCTGCATCTGGACTCGTGGTATAACGCGCCTGACACGCTATTCATCCGCTATGCCGATTTATTGCGCGATCCGGCGCGGGAATTGGCGTGCGTGGCAGAATTCGCCGCGTTACCATTGCGTGACGATAGCGTTACAACGGGCGATTATGGGCCGCAGCCGTCGGGCGATTACCGGGCCGCAAAATGGCGTGAGGTGTTCACCGCTGAAGACCTGGACTATTTTCATAGCATTGTTCCCGCAGAGCATTGAGGACTATACGACGAGGAGGCTTGAATGGCAGAAACAGTTAAACGGCGCGTGGTAGAGATCGAAGCTGTACCGTGCTTGACGGCGTGCGCGATTCGTTTGTTCAACACGCTCATTGACGATAATTCGGACGTGTTTGAGTTTGGCTCCGGCGGGTCGTCGCTGTGGCTGGCGGCGCGGGTGCGGAGTCTCATCAGCGTCGAGGATAGCCCGGAATGGCACGCCGTCACGGTCGCTAAACTGGCGGCGCAAGGCACGCCAACTGAGGTGCGGCTGGTGCATACCGCGCAGATACCGGACGCCATTGCCACTGAAGGAATGTTTGACCTGGTGTTCGTGGACTGTATGACGCAACCGGAACGCCACCGCTCCATTCTTACCGGGGCGGCGCACGTCAAGCCGGACGGTTGGTTGGTTGCTGACGATTACAACTTTCCCAAAGTGCAGGCGGCAGTGGAGAAGCTACGCGCGCGCGGCTGGGCGGTTGAGGTGGTCAGCGGGATAAAAATTCACCCGCTGCGCAATGTGCCGGTTCAGACATCGGCGGCATTCTGCCACAAACCGGCGGGATAGTTGCATTTGCAGTGAATGTGTGCTATACTGAGAGCAATAGGCGCACAAGGCGCGGGGTCGTTTGACTCCGCGCCTTTTTGTATGTGAGGGAGAATGGCAGACATAATTTTGACGCCCGGCCAACAAATGCCACATACCACCCGCCTGCGGTTGTATAGAGAGAATAGCGATGGCACATACACGCCCCTCTATGCCCCATACGGCACAACGCCAGTGCAAGGCAATGTCGGGGTAAGGTTACTTGACGAATCAGGTATTGCCTACGGCGTCCCAGAAGTCAACGGCAAACCGCGCATATCCTCTACGCCTTACCTCTACGACATCGCTGAGGGGAGTGTGCCGAACCACATCCCCTGGACGATGAATGCCACGGAAAGCGACCTGTGGAGCGCGGCAGGCGTCTACGTTCCCCCTACCGCTGAACGCGTGCGGCTGGACTTGACCGCTACACAGACGGCTTCTATCCCCACCAACGTCAGACGCTTCCAGGTCGTGGCGACACTGGCAGGCGGAGGGAACGCGACGCTCGTTGAGGCGCGTTGGGATTCGCGCTCACGGCCTACGGCATAGGAGGGCGCTATGGCTTACGCGACATTGGAGCAGGTGCTCGATTACATCAACAAAAAGACGTTCACCTCGGATGAAGAGGTGGCCTTGCTGGGCTACCTCGACGCGGCAACGAACAACATTGACCGCGTGCTGAACGTGTGGCGCGAAGGCTTCGAGTATTTCGCCGCGCCATCTGCCACCAGCACACGGCTATTCGTGGCGCGCGGCGGGCATACGGTGATGATCGACGACTGCGTGAGCGTGACGTTGGTTGAGGAACGTTACAACGACGATTGGGAGACGGTTGCCAGCACCGACTACGCAGCCGGGCGCGGCTCCGGGCGTTTTGCGCGCTTTGACCCGCCGTATAACCTGCTAATCGCCGAGCCGGGCTATGCCTTCCCCGGCAAGCGTCGCACATCCCACCCGCGCGCTAATCTGCGCGTGACGGCCCGTTGGGGCTACAGCACAACCGTACCGGCGGACATCGCGGCGGCGTGCATCGAGCAGGCCGGGCGCTGGTTCAAACGCGCGCAATCGGCAATGTCTGACACGCTTGCCGACGGTGATACCGGGCTACTACTCTATACGAAGGCGCTAGACCCGGACATCGAGCGCAAACTGTCGCACGGGCGCTACTATCGCCCGGCGTTAGGGGGCTGGTAGTGGTCGCACTTGACGCGCAGATACAAGGACTCGAAGAAACGCAGCGCCGAATGGAAGAAGCCGCCGCCGCGTTGCAAGGTCCGCCATTCGCAATGGGAATGGCCCGCGCCACGTTGCACGTGGAACGCAGCGCCAAGCTAAAAGCGCCGGTGGACACCGGACGCCTGCGCGCCTCTATCACGCCAGAGGTGAAACGGGTAGGCGACACGTGGGAGGGGGTGATCGGCTCTAAGGTGAAGTATGCGCCGTTCGTGGAGCTGGGCACGCGCCCGCACTTCGTTTCGGCGCGCCACATCGGACGCTGGGCCGAGCGGCACGGGCTGGGCAATCGCGGGCTATTCGTCAGCGGGCGCGCGCAGCCATTCCTCCAACCGGCGTTTGACGAGAACCGTGACGCGATCATTGCCGACATCGGCAAGGTCGTCGGTGAAATCACACAGAAGGCCAACCAATGACGCACGTAACCCTGATGACACTCATTGACGCGGTAGCCGACACGTTACGCGACGTGACGGTATTGATGCCCGGGGAGGCCGCCGAACGCCCGTTCACCGTGCAAAGTTACGACGAATTAAGTGAGGCCATTCAGGACTTGCCGACGGTGCAGGTCTACCCCACCGATGCTATTACCGACACGAACGGCACGACCGACCGCACCACGTTGCAGATCGGCGTGCAACACACGGCCCTGACTGTGACGCTACGCTGCTTTGCCCGCCAACGCTCCAATCTCAACGACGATATGGCGGCGGTCGTCGCCTGTTGGGATGCCCTGGACGCCGCGCTGGAAAGCGTGGGGATCGGCTGCAAACCGTTCTTCGACGCTGCAGCGATCAAGGGCTTTCGCTGGGAAACGACGCTGGCGACTTTCGACTATGCTAAAGTTGCCTACGTAGGTTGCGAAGTGACGTTGACATTGGAGGTCTTCTAATGCTGTACCGAGTGCTGCGCGACCTGACGACCGGACACCGCGCCGGTGACGTGGTGGACGGCGGGCGCTTCAAGCACCTAACGGCATTGCTGCAACATGGCGCGCTGGCTCCAGTACACGCCCCACCGCTGGCAATGTTGCCCGGCTGGGGTGAGCGCTGGCAGGCGTTGCCGCCGGAATTGCGAACGATTGAGGCTTTAATTGCCGCGCCCGCTGTAGACATTGCGGCGGCGTGCGGCGTGGATGCGCCCACCGCTGCATTGTGGCAAGTCGAGGCGCTCGAATTTCTGAAACCTAAAAATTGCAAATGTAGGAGGTAACAACAATGCCACAAACAACCGGAGCTTTATCGAACGCTTGCGCCGCGGTGGAAATCTCGCTCGACGGCGTGACGTGGACTGACATCAGCGGGAGCACGCAGTCGGTCAGCGACACCGAACAGACCAAGATGAGCGGCGAGGCCTACACCTTTGACGGGCGTGGGCCTATCGTTAAGGGCGGGAAATTCGAGCCGTTAGAGGTTTCGTTCGCCATTGTCTACACCGAGGTATTGACCGAGGCTTACGAAATCGCGCGCGCGGTCTTCGAGCAGACGGGCTGCGACGTGGAAGTGTACGTGCGCTGGTCGCCCGGCGGCGGGTTGCCCGGCACGAGCTGGCTGCAAATCTACGGGCCGATTGTGTCGTTCACCTATCCGGCCCTGGACGCCTCGACTGCCGCGCCGATTATGGCGGGCTTCGTCGTCAAGACCGGCCTGGTTACGACCGTCACGGCGGCCACGTAGGAGGGATCACAATGGCAGGCGAGTTAAAAGTACAGATAGACGCAGATAAGTTGGTGATCCGTGACCTCGACACCCTGGAAACGGGGAGCGGGCTGTATGGCCTGATTTCCCGCGTGGTGATCGGTTGCACGCTGGACGGGGTTGAGACGCCGGTGGGAGATTTGCCCTTGCCGCATTTGCGCGAAATCGGCACGGCGATTGCCGAGGCCGTCAAGGGATTATCGAACCCAAACGCCTGAAAGATCGACTGGCGGCGCACCTGTGGACACACGGGCCGCCGCCGGTCGAGTATGTCGAAACCATTCTACTGCGCGAAGGGCTGGCCGCGCCGCCGCGTCTCGATGAGATGCGCCTGGGGCAGGCTTTGGCCTACCTCACGTGTCTGGATATGGAAGCGCGCGCCCAAAAAGCGCGCCAGGAGCTAAATGGCAAACGTCATTGAAATCGTCATCAGAGCCAAAGACGACGCCTCGAAAGTGTTGCAGGGTGTCGGCGCGAATATGCAGACCATCGGCAAGATTGCCCTGGGCGGTCTGGGCACGGCTGCAACCGCTGTTGCTGGCCTTGGCGTTGCTGTCACCAAGCTAGCAATGGACGCCGCGCCGTTACAGCAGATCGAGAGCGCCTTCGCCGGGTTAGCCGAGTCTGCCGGGTCGGGTATGGATGAAATGCTGGCGGCCTTGCAGCAGGGTAGCGCCGGAATGGTGACAAACCGCGACCTGATGCTGTCCTTCAACAAGGCCGCGCAACTGGTCGGGCAGGACTTCGCCGTCCAGTTGCCCGACGCGATGCAATACCTCGGCAAAGTCAGCGCCGCGACCGGGCAGGATATGGGCTTCTTGCTCGATAGCCTGGTGGTCGGCGTGGGGCGTCTCTCCCCGATGATCCTGGACAACCTGGGCATTCAGGTCAGCCTAGCGGAAGCCTCTGAGGAAGCCGCCAAGATGTTCGGCGTGGAAGCGGGTGAGTTGACCAAAGCCCAACAGCAAGCCGGAATGATGAACGTCGTGCTGGCAAAGCTGGCGACGAACACCGCCTCGATGCCCGACGTAGCCGGAAGCGCGGCGGCGGGTATTGCTAACCTGGGGGTGATGTTCCAGAATACCAAAGACGCAGTCGGCAAGGCGTTTCTGCCGATTCTGGGCGAGGCGCTAAAGGTAATCGGACAACTGGCCGAGCGCTTCTTGCCGATAGTAATCGAAAAAATACAAAATTTCGCTGAGATATTGAGCTTCCTCGGACAATACTTCAAGGCCGTTGTAGAAGATGGCGACTTTCTGAATGACTGGCTTGAAGAGCTACCCAACTGGATGGAGCCGATTGTTCAAACTATCGGAGAAGTGATAGCCAACTTCAAGCTGTTTTTCGATACGCTAAAAAGCGGCGCTGAACCACTGGACGCAATCTGGATGCTACTGCGGCAATTAGGATTTGGCGAACTGGCGGATATGATAGTTGAAATCATTCCACCAATTGCCGCGTGGATCGGGCAAAACGTACAACTGAGTGACGTGCTGATCGCGTTAGGAGCGACTATTGCCGCCGTCATCGTTCCGGCATTGGCAAGTATTATTGCGGCGGCAGCTCCTGTCATCGGCACATTCTTGCTGGTCGTGGCGACGGTAGCAGCGTTACGCGCGGCGTGGGAAAATGACTTCCTGGGCATCCGCACGGCGTTAGAAAGCGCGTGGGCGGCGATTCTGCCGGTGATCGAGACGCTGTGGGGGTGGTTGCAGGAGAAAGTCCCGGCGGCTATAGAGACTCTGAAAGGGTTCTGGGAAAATACGCTACTCCCCGCAATCAATACGGTCTGGGAATTCGTCAAAACGAACGTGATTCCGCTCTTTGAGGCGTTGGGTGAGTTGCTTTCTGTAGCCGTGAGCGTGGCCGTCACGGCGTTGGCTGGGCTATGGGAGAACGTACTACTCCCCGCCCTGAAAACCGCCGGGACGTGGATTCGTGACACGCTTGGGCCAATTCTTGAAAGTTTCAGGGGGTGGCTAGATAAAGTCACCGGCGGGGCTGAGGGTATCAGCGCAGCTTTCGAGAAGGTCATCGGCTGGGTGCAGAGTCTCACGGAGAAATTGAAGGACATCAAGCTGCCGGAGTGGATGACGCCTGGTTCGCCAACACCGTTAGAAATTGGGCTGTTGGGCATCAGTGACGCTTTCGACAAGGCAACCGCGCAGGCGGGGAGTTTGATTGGCGAATTGCAGAGCGCCAGAGCGCCGGATTGGATGATCCCCGGTGCGTTAGGGCTAACCGACAACGCCTTCTTGCCCGCACGCGCCGCCAGCCGCGCGGCCCTCTCCACCTTCGACTATGCCCGCGACGGCACACTGGCGACCGGCGGGGGAAATCAATACGCGACCAGTCACATCTACATCGAACGCGTGGTGATCGAGAATGCAAACAACGCAACTGATTTGTTACAGCAGCTTCAGCAAATGGCGGTGATGTAATGCTAACCATAATGACGTGGGACGGTCACAACATCAACGACGGCGCAAACTACGTGGCAGGCTTCTCGCCCGGTGCGGAATGGGGCTTGCCTGTTTCGGCGGCGCGGGCGCTCCCGCGCGCGGGGGCGTGGCCCGTCTTGACGGGTATCGACCGCCCGGAAGCAACACTCACGTTTTTCGTCGTCATTCAGAATTGCGCCAACCTGCGCACGCTGCGCGGGCAGTTGTTAGCCTGGCTGAGTCCAGAGGACGAAACACCCAAGCGCCTGGTGATTGCCGACGATGACGCGGGCACAAACGCGCGCTATGTGCTGGCCGTGTGCAACGAGGTGCGCCCGCTCAATATCGGTGCGACGGCCTCGCCGGAGATGTTTCGCGTCACGGCGGTCATCGACGGGGACGTGCGCTGGCGGGCGGTAACGGCAACGACTGACACGTGGAACATCACGGCCAGCGGGCAGACGCGCGTGGTCAACAATCCGGGCGAAGATGACGCCTATGCCACGTTCAGCATCACGCCCACTAATGTCAAAACCGGCGGTTACAATTACAAGCGTTATTGTCTTGTGACATGGCGCGCCAGCAACGCGGCGACGAATTACGACATCCGTCTGGGTGTTTTGGACACTGACGCGCTGGTAACGGCGGGAAAGATGCAGGCCGACGGCGACGATTTGCGCATCTTCGTAGATGGCGTCGAGACTCCGCGATGGCTAGTGGACATCGATACAGTCAATACCTACATCTGGTTCAAGGCCGACTGGTTAGCCGCGCCGACACTGGAATTGACAGTGAGTATTGCCGGGGCGGGCAGTGTGGACAGTATCGCCGTGGACGATGAAACGGAGTTCAACAAATTGCCCACACGCGGATTCGTGCGGGTGAATAATGAGGTGTTTTCCTACAGCGCCAAAGACACAGCGAACCTGCGTCTCACTGGGGTGGAACGTGAGGTGTGGAATACGGCAGCGGGGGCGCACAGCGCCGGTGATGACGTTTTTTGGATGCAACACGAGATCGTTATGGTCTACGGCAAGGCGACGGCTACTGCGCCCCCGTCGGGATTACTGAATTATTACGAACCGATGTTCGAGATGGATTTGAGCGATAACGATACGTGGGTCTATGAGGTTTTTGGACAGACCGGATATGCACGCGGGGGGGCGTGGAGCCGCTGGGGTAATCTGACCGTTGACGGGAGCGGCGGTGTTTATCCGCAAACGCAACGCGCGATGGGAGTGTTTTCGTATTCGGAGTACACGGTACTGGGAGCATGGTTAGAGAGTAACAGCTCTAACGCCTACGGATGGTATCTGACCAATCCGTGCGGGATTGTCAACGCGGCCTGGGCGGACGGGTTAAAACGCGCGGACATAGTTACCGATTTTCTCGTACATTTGATGTATTGGATTCGCGGGGATAGCTGGTGGACGTGGCAAGCCACGCTGACCGATCCGGCGCTGCCCAACAACTGGGAAGCGTGGTCGGAGGCCGCGGCGGTCGCAGATTGGGAACCAGCGGATCAAATTGCTATTGCGGCCTACTTTTTCGGGCAGGACGTCGAAGCCGGAACGGTGACGGTTTCACTCAACACCGACGAGACGCCGCTGACCGCAATCGGCGGCGAGTTGGGCAATTATTCGCTGGCGCTCACGCTGGACAACGAAACCACGGGCGAGGGCATTGTGGTGACGATGGCGATGGCGGTGAACGAGACGTTGGAAATCGACACCGACGCCCGGCTGGTGACGTATCTGCTGGACAACAGCAACCAGTTCCAGGCGGTGGCATTGGACAGCGCGCGGTTGCAATGGCTGCGGCTCGCGCCGGGCAACAACACGCTGCGCTTCACCGACACGGGCACGGCGGCGGTCACGCTGGTGACGGCGTTCCCCGCGCGCTATTATTGAGGGGCGATGAGAATTCTACTGGGCGACCGTACGGGCGAAATTCGCGCCGAAGTGACGCGCGGATACATCTCGCAGTTGACCTGGCGGCTCAATAAACCGGGGATTGCGGATTTATTCATTGACCGCCGCGACCCGGCCTGCACGCCAGAACTGCTGCGCGCCGGTTCGCGCATTTTCGTAGAACTCGATGACGGCTTACCGCCGTGGGGCGGGGTGCTGGAGTTGCCGCGCACCTGGACGCGCAATATGTTGCAGATTCGCGCCCACACGATTGAGCGGCTGTTATCATTTGCTATCACCCCTAAGACGCTGGCCTTCTACGGCGTGCCGGTGGGCACGATCTTCGTGGAGGTTTTGCAGGACGCCGATACCCGCGCCGGGCTGGGCCTGGACTTCGGGCAGGTCTGGTATGGCGGGAACATCCACTGGCCGCGCTATCACTTCCGCGATGCGATGTGGGTGATTAACGAGAGCCTGCGCAAAATGGAGACGTGCGACTACAAATTCACGCCGTTTGTGCTGGATAACAAAATCCGCTTTCGCGCCACGCTGCAAGAGCAGTTGGGCGACGACAAACGCGCGCGGGTGGCACTGGCGCAAGGGGTGAACGTAACAGAAGCCCGCCTGACAGAGCAGGGCGACATCGTGAATCGCGTGGCGGTGGTGGGCAGCGGATCCACCTGGGGCGAGCGCCCGGTGATCTACGCGCTTGAGGAAGCCAGCCGCCAGACCTACGGATTACGCGAGCGCGCCCTGACGCCCAGCGACGTGACGCAGGAAACCACTCTCAACCGCTATGCAGAAACCGAACTACACGACAATGCTTATCCGCATACGCTGGTTGACCTAACCGCCGCCAACCGCACGCCGGCGCTGTTTGCCGCCTACGACGTGGGCGACATCGTGCGCGTGCAATTGCCCGACTACGGATTCGGCGGTTACGACGCGCCGATGCGCATTGTGGCGCGCGGGTATGATCCGCGCAGCAAACGCTGCGAGCTGGTGTGCGATGAACAGTTCACGTATATCCCCGTGTTCCAATCCGAGGACGAAACCCAACCCGGCGAGGGGGAAGAATAATGCTCGACCGTGATAGTACGTACAACAACATTATCGACCGCATCGACCGCCTGGAGGCGCGGGTGGAAGACCTGCGCGACGTGGCACGGCCCTCCGAGGTGGTGATTTACGAGAACGCGGAATGGCAGGCGCTGGCGGGCTGGGTGAGCACGGGCAGTGTGTTGCGCAGCCTGGACGGGGAGATTATCCTCGATCCGAGCATACCGATGATTCAGGTGGGCACGGGCGGGTATATCCAGAGCGAGGATTTCGTCACCGGGGTGAGCGGGTTCCAGATCAACGGGGGTACGGCGGAGTTTAATGACGTGGTAGTGCGCGGGACGATCTACGCGGATTTGGGCGAGATCGGCGGGTGGACGATCAACGCCGCCAGCCTGACCGGGGGCGACGTGACTCTGCACAGCACGGGCTACCTGCTGCTGGGCACGGGCAACGACATCGTGCGCCTGGATGCCGCCAATGCCACCTATCGGCTGTGGATCGGGCACGCGACAGATGCGAGCGCGCCGTTTAGCGTGACGAAGGCCGGGGCGGTGAAAGCCACGTCCGGCACGGTGGGCGGGTGGACATTGGGGACGTACACGCTCACGGCTGGGGCCGGTACGGTGGGGCTGAATAGTGAAGTGACAGGCGGCGTGGACTGGCGCTTTTGGGCCGGGCACGCGACACCGGGCAGCGCGCCGTTCCGCGTAGATGAGAGCGGAAACCTGGTCGCGTCCTCGGCCAACATCACCGGCACAATCGACGCCAACGCCGGGCATTTGGGCAGCCTGGACGTGGACGGCGTAATTACGGTGGGGCTGGTTGCGCCATACATCGAAATCGACGGGCCAAACAAGCGCATCGAGTCCTCGACGTATGCGGCGGGCATCAGCGGGATGCAGATTCAGGCCAACGGGGATGCGGAGTTCAACAACGTGCGCATCCGCGGGGCGCTGACCTCGGCGGTGTTCGTGCGCGACCTGGTGGAGGCGCGGGCCGGGTCCATGATGATCGTCAAGAGCGGCGGGGTGCTGTACAGCGATATGGCGGTGCCGGGCGCGGGCACGTGGGCGATGACGATTGAGGACCCGCCGGGCGGGGGGTTCCTGTTTGAGAACAGCGACATTTGCCGCTGCCGCACGGAGTATGCGGCAGGGATCGGTGACATCTGGTTTGTGGTCTCGGCGCGGGTGGACAATGGCGACGGCACGCAGAACTATACCTGCACCTATTCCAGCGGCACGCGCTCGATTACTTATCCGGCGGGCGCGCCGGTGCTGGACTACGGCGTGAGCGGTGACGGCGGGCTGTACCTGACCGCCGACGATACCAACGGGCCATTCATCGACGTGTTCACGCACGCGGGCGCACCCTGGGCGACCCTCACCGAGCGGGTGCGAATGGGCAATCTCAACGGGGTGGGGGATTACGTCGCGGATGCCTACGGGATTTTTATCGGGGACTATGCCGGGGATATGTGGATGAGCTACGATCCCACCAACGGCCTGCGAATTCGCGGGGACGCGCTGGTCGACGGGACGGTGAGCGCGGAAGCGTTGGTGATGGGGGACTATGACCTGTTTTTCTCGCAGGCCGATGGGTTGCTGCTGCTGGGCCCAGGCTGCGCGATCACGCCGACGAGTTGGACAGGCACGCGGGGGCAGGTGGCGACGATCAGCGGCGCGTTTCACCAGGTGCAGGGGCCGTGGGCGAATAGCCGGGCGTTGGTGGTGGAACCGGGGACGACGAACTATATGCGCAACCCTGTAGCTGCAAGCACGACATTTTATTCAGTCCAGGAGGGTACACCAACGGCGACCACTAGCACAGAAGCAGTCAATGGAACAACTGTTACTTGTACAGCAAACACCAGTGGTGGAAACTGGTATATCCATCAAGTGACAGATACGCTATCGCTTGTTTCTGGGGATTCGTGGACGCTATCAGTTAGGATACGTGCCAGCGCATCACTTACATGTTTACTGCGTATCTATAGAAACTGGACACCACTCGTATCTGAAAACATATCAGTTACAACGCAGTGGCAGGTTTTTAGGGTTACAGGAACAATAGATACCACAACGTCTGATGTGCTGCGATGTATCATTGACGATCACAATGTGGCGAATGGACAGTGGATTGAAATTGACTGGATGCAGTTAGAGAAGTCGTCATATTACACGTCACTATGTTGGGGTGGGGCCGGAACGGGCTACGCCTGGAACGGCGACGGCACGCCACATGCTAATACGAGCACGCGGACGGCAACGATGATAAACCTGGATGCACACGCGCCGATGTTGAGCGATCTAGCCACGGTGACACACTCGATCTGGGTGCAGGCGCAGTATGACGCAGACGACGCGGATTGGCCGTGCGGGGTATCTGTAGCCTGGATTCTCGATTATCGAGGCGCTGACAATAATAATCGCGTCGCCATCGGTTATGACCCAGTGACCGATGATCGGCTGCGGATTTATCTAAACGGGGATTACAGAATCAGTGCGAGCAATCAAACATTTAAAGCTGGCGACTGGTTGCATCTTGCGTTAGTGAGTGATTACACGAATGACCTGTACTACTTTTACCTTAATGGGGTGTTGCTTGGTAGCAGTACAAGTGCCTTTACAGCACCGACGGCGCTGGTTGATTGGATTCTAGGGACACGCTACGACGGAGCAGCGGGCTACAGCGGCGGGTTTGCTTTTGGCGAATATGCCGTCTTCGCTCGTGTCCTTACTGCCGAGGAAGTCGCGGCGATGTACGCGCGCGGAAAGCCGCTGGCGGATGCAGGGGCGTTCAAGCGTCCCGGCATCTACATTATGGATGGCGAAATTGACCTGCGTACGTCGCAAACCGGAGCGCGGGTGCAGATCGACGCAACGGGGGTGGCGGGATACAGCGCGGCCACGACGAAGACGTTTTCTCTGGAAACAGACGGCGACCTGTTCCTGGGCAGCGACATCAGCGCGGCGGCGACAACGGCCTTCTCGGTATTCGCTACAGCACAGACGTACAACTCAGAGAGTATGGGGGCCGGTGACGTACTCCTGGGTGATAACAGCGCCGGAAAAATCAATCTACTGTGGGATGTTTCGGAAGGCGATATACTGTTACGACACGGTACATCGGCGCGGATCACGCTGGACGGCAGCGCAGACAGCATCCTAATCGGACAGGTAGCGGAGAGTCAAAACAATGTACTGATTTCATCAGGCGCAATCAGTGTACGCAATAATATGACCGAACGCATAGGTGTCACGGCAGCCGGAATTTTGACAATCAGAGATTCGTCTGGCAACGCCGTGTTCACCTTCAACGCCAGCGCCGGAGCGGAGTTCACGCGCCCCCTCTCTATTGCCACGAC